GATGTTGTCTCCGTCTCGTAACTGGGTACTCGTCCAAGATACTTCACGCGCCCTTTTTAAGAGACCGTTCGGTACGATGTCCAGGTTGTCATTACCAAAACTTCGCCCGGCCACCCAAACCCCGTTTCGACCAACTGATGCTCGGCGAGGCCAGCGTGTGTGTTAACTGGCTCTCGTCATGTCAGGAAGACTGACAGGAATCGAAGATGATACTCTGCCGGACGGTTCATTGCCCAAGGCCCAGCCATGGCTGAGACAGTTTCGGTACCCATAGGCACTGTACGAACTTTTGTACGAACTTTTATGCGAAGCCATGCGAAACGGCGAGCGGCTCCACGACTGCGACACTTCTATTTTCAGCAACTTGCGTTTTTCACTTCGCACAACTTCGCCCTAAAATTCGGCTGTTAACCGAAGGGTTGTAGGTTCGAGTCCTACCTGAGGAGCCAATTCCTTTCCCTCCATTGATTTGCGTGCCCGTTCGTTGACGGCATCCTCCTCCGCGTCCGCGTAGTCTTTCGTAGAACTTCACGTCTCCGTTCGTCTCTCCGTTTGAGCCCACCGCAGTTGGCCCTCCGAGTCCTGTCCGGTTCCACGCCCTCCACGCGCCCGTTCTCTGCGTCTCTGGTTCCCTCTACCGGAGTTTGTTTACGCCCGCGCGAAATCGCCGACCCCGAGTGAGACATCTTCCACGCTCCCTGCGTATATAGTGAACGGACGCGGAAACGGACCGCGTCGATAATCCCACCAGACGGCGCTCGACCGCGAAGCGGACATCGTCGTGGGTGGCCTCTAAGGAGACCGCTCATGAAAGAACGCGATGCTGATCGCGCCGAAGCCATATGCCAGATCGCCGCAATCCTTGCTGCCGCCTACGTGCGCCTGCGCTTCCCTGAAACTCTCCAGAAGGAAGTTGACTGTGCCGAGACTTCCCGCCCTCATGTGACTGGTGGTTAACGCTATGAGAACAGAGACCAACAGATCAACGGCCCTGCGGGAAGAGATTGAGGCCTTGCGCCACATGACCGTCGGGCAGCTCAAGGACAAGTACCGAGACGTCTTCGGTGAATCGAGCCGGTCGAATCACAAACAGTTCCTCTTCCGGCGCATTGCCTGGCGCATGCAGGCGAATGCCTACGGCGGCCTTTCGGAACGCGCGCGCCGACGCGCGCTTGAGATCGCCAACGACGCCGACCTCAGAATCCGGGCTCCCAAGAACTTCTTGAAGGAGGACCTGGACGAAACGCGCACCATCGAAGCGCGCGTCGCGCCGACCGAGGACCCGCGGCTCCCGATGCCCGGCACCGAACTGTTGCGACGCTACCGGGGAAAAGATGTCGTCGTGCGCGTTCGGGAGGACGGCTTCGAGTACAGTGGCCAGATCCACCGTTCCCTGAGTTCCGCCGTTCGGCAAGCTACCGGCACGCCGTGGAACGGCTTCGCGTTTTTCGGCCTGGGCGGTAAGCCGGGGAGGAAGCATGGTAGCCACCAGTAACGTTGCGCCCGCTACCAAGCCCGTCCGATGCGCGATATACACAAGGAAGTCAACGGACGAAGGACTCAACCGGGACTTCAACTCGCTCGATGCACAGCGGGAAGCGGCCGAGTCGTACATCCTCAGCCAGCGACACGCGGGTTGGACGCTGGTCCCCAACGAGTATAGCGACGGCGGATACACCGGCGCGAATATTGAACGACCCGGCGTGCGCCAATTGCTGGCCGACATCGAAGCCGGCAAGGTCGACTGCGTGGTCGTGTACAAGGTTGATCGCCTCAGCCGTTCGCTGATCGACTTCGCCAGAATGATGGGCTTGTTCGAGAAGCACGGCGTGTGTTTCGTTTCCGTCACGCAGCAGTTCAATACCAACACGCCTCTCGGGCGCCTGACGCTGAACATCTTGCTTTCTTTCGCGCAGTTTGAGCGCGAGATCATCTCCGACCGCACGCGCGACAAGCAAGTCGCCGCGCGCAAGAAGGGCAAGTGGACCGGTGGGCACATCCTCCTGGGCTACGACCTCGACTCGCGCGCGGGAAAGTTGACCATCAATTCCGAGGAGGCCGACCGCATCCGCGAGATGTTCCGCCTCTACCTGGGAGGAACGCCGGTCTCCGAAATTGTCCAGCGGTTCGACAAGCTCGGGTGGCGCAACAAGCAATGGACCACACAGGACGGCAAGCTCTACGGCGGCAGCCTACTGCGTCGCTGCCACATCTACAAGCTGCTCGGTAACATCCTCTACACCGGGCAGGTGAAGGTTGGCGACGAAACCTTCCCTGGCGAGCACGAGGCAATCATTGATCAACAGACCTTCGATCTGGCCCAGAAGCGGCTTGAACAGAACGCTTGGACGCCGGGCAACTCGCATCGCGTGAAATTTGAGGCTTTGCTGCGAGGGCTTATCTACTGCTCCTGCTGCGGCTCCGGCATGTACTCGACGTACTCGGCCAACAAGGAACGCCGCTACCGCTACTACGTCTGCTACCGCTCGCAGCAGAAACTCGAAGGCTACTGCACGTCGCGCGCGGTGTCCGCGCCATCGGTTGAGGAGGCCGTCGTCGAGAGCATCCGGCGCGTCGGCGTGCACCCGGACGTGCTCACGGAGACCGCGCGCCTGGCGCGGCAGCAGCTCGCGGAGATTATTACTGGCCTTCGCGAGGAACTGAACACGACGAACGGTCGCGTCAAGAATCTGAAGTCGCAGATCGCACGGATTCGAAACCCGGAGGCTGCCCGGTTGGCAGAGATCCGGGAGCAACTCGCAGAAGGCGAAACGCGCGCAGAGGAGCTTCGCAAGCAGATTCTACGGCGTGAGAAGCAGCGAATCGACGAGAAGGAGTTGCGCCGCACGATGGAGTCCTTCGAGGACGTGTGGAAGGCCATGAACCTTGATGAGCAGCGGAACCTCCTGCGCCAACTGGTGGAGAAGGTCGGCTACGACGGCCGCACTGGCAAGGTCACGGTGAGTTTCAAATCCGCCGGCGTGAAGGAACTGGTTCAGAAGGAGGCAGTCCGATGAAGACAAACGACGAGATGCTCCAGATCGAAATCACCATTGCCCCGGCGAAGGGCCGCAAGGGCGGCCAGCATCGCAGCCCGGCTGTGCCCAGGGTGCCGGACCCACCGCGCATCCCTAGGATCACGCGGTTGATGGCTCTCGCAATCAAATTCCAGGACATGGTTGACCGTGGCGAGGTCCGGGACTACGCCGACCTTGCACGTCTCGGCTACGTCTCTCGTGCGCGGATCACCCAGATAATGAACCTGCTTAATTTGGCGCCGGATATCCAAATGGAGATTCTGGAACTGAACGGGATCGCAACGTGCTCTACGATGCGCGAAACCCTGCTCAGGCCGCTAGCGGGGCTTGTTCATTGGGGCGATCAACGTCAGCACTGGCGTTCGGAGTGGCGTGTGGGCTAATTGCGATAAGCTTGATTTCTCAAGAAGGATAGATGGATCGCTTCACCCCAGAAGAACGCAGCGAGATCATGAGGCGAGTACGCGCAGCCGACACCGGTCCCGAGCTGCTAGTGCGAAGGCTCGTCTATTCAATGGGATTTCGGTACCGTCTTCACTGCTCCGACCTCCCTGGCCGGCCGGACCTGGTTTTTCGCAAATTGAAGAGGGTGATCTTTGTTCATGGCTGCTTCTGGCATCAGCACACCGGATGCGTTCGATCGGCGTTGCCAAAATCGCGCGCTTCGTATTGGAGGGAGAAGCTGCTGAACAACGTTAGGCGAGATGCAAAGGCGATACGGCAATTGCGACACGATGGGTGGAAGGTGCTCGTTCTGTGGGAGTGTCAGCTCGCTGCCGACCGGACGCTGGAGCGCGTCGTTTCGCGGTTTCTCAAAGCGCAGTCCTGACACTCGAATCAGCCTTTCTCCGGAGTACTGCGAAAAGGTATTGAAAAGTGCGCACTTTTGCGGTATCCTACAGAGGCGAAGAATAAGCGAAATGGCCAAATCCAACATTGGCAAGATCACGGTTCTCCTGCCGAATGAGGAGTTTAGGCGATTCGCCGACTACTGTCGGGAGCATGGTTTCAAGAAGAGCACTCTCATCGCGAAGCTCGTCCGCGACTTCCTAAATGCCGAAAAGGAAAGAGAGAAGGAAAAGCTCGGTTCATCCGAGCAAACCGCGAGGAAAGTCTAATGCCTACCGGAGAACAACCATCATGCGCGGCTCGAAAGGTCGCTGGGCGAATAGCAGCCGGTCAGCCCGAGAAGCTGCTCCGAGACTTGACAGCATCCGTGATTGCAAAGGGACGTAAGCTGAGCGGTGGTGGCAAGCGACTGGACCCACGGATGGCGGCACGCGTCTGCGGAATCGAACTCGCTCTGAATCTTGATCGCTACTGGAACCTCTCAGAAGGCCGCTCGAACGGCCCCGTCAAGGTCATCGACATGTTCAGCGGATGCGGTGGGATGTCAACGGGGTTCCGTGCCGTGAACGGCCTGCTTCCTGTGTTTGACCTTGTCCACGCTGTCGATATTGACCACGTCGCGAATCGGTCCTATGAGCGTAATCTGGCGCTCAGACCGGCAGAATCGGACGTGGCAGAAATCGCGCGGCGCCAGACGGCATTCGCCAAACTGCAGCAAATAGCAGAGCCGCGGAGAGGGCTGCCCTTCGTTCTGATCGGCTGCGCCCCATGTCAGGGATTCTCATCACACCGCAATAGCGCAGGGGAATCCGATCAGCGGAATTCATTGTTCCTCGACTTTGCGAGGATCGCGGCGCGGCTCGGTCCTGAGGCTGTGGTCGTAGAAAATGTGCCGGAGCTATTGACGCACAAGTATTGGCCATTCGTCTTGGAGGCGCGCGCCATCTTAAAAAGGGCCGGCTATCACGTCCACATCGGCGTCCACAACATGGCTGCGTTCGGGGTACCGCAGGAGAGGTTCCGAGCCGTGCTTCTGGCCATGCGGCAACCGTTCAGGGCTCCAAGCGGATTCCTAGGTCGTCCAAAGTACCGAACCGTCCGGGACGCGATCGGGGATCTTCCTAGGATCAAGGCCGGCGAGCGATTCGCCAAAGATGAGATGCACTATACCGCCGGTCACCAGGAATCCACATTGGCGACAATACGCGCTGTGCCGAAAGACGGTGGTAGCCGTCCTGCGGATGTCGGCCCGGCGTGCCTACGACGTGTCGCGGAACGCCAAGGGAAAGCCGCCTACGAGGACGTGTACGGCCGATTGTCGTGGGACAAACCGGCGATCACGATCACGGCCTATTCACGCAACCCGGCGAGCGGGCGGTTTGTGCATCCGGAACAGGATAGGGGGCTTTCAGTCCGAGAGGCGGCCGTGCTTCAAGGGTTTCCAAGAAGCTATTGGTTCCATGGCTCGTTAGATGAGCGCTTCAGGCAGGTTGGTAATGCCGTGCCGCCTACCTTCGCCGCTCATCTTGCGATGCACATCCTAGGAGAGCTTCTAGGTGTGGAACTGCCGGAATCCGAAGTGGATCACGGCGTGGAACGCCCGTTGGGACATTCTTTTTCGCGGATGATCCCTTCTCTGAAGGCCCGCGATTGGCGGACGGGGCCTTCGGGTGATTTGAGTTGCGGGCAGGAACGGCTGTGGTAGAGAGAGCGCTGCACCTCTGATGAGCCGGAAAGTGCATAATTGTAGATCAACGCAACGGATTCGAGCATGACGAACACGATGTTCACCGCCGTAGATCTGTTTTGCGGCACCGGCGGGCTGTCCCTGGGTTTACAGACCTCGGGCTTCAACGTGTTGGGCGCCCTCGACAATTGGAAGCTCGCATGCCAGTGCTACGGCCTGAACTTCGATCATCCCGCGCTGCACCATGACATCAGAAAGCTCTCGGCACAGGAGTTCTTGTCGCTGACCGGCAATTCTGATATGAAGGTCGACCTGGTCGCCGGCGGGCCGCCCTGTCAAGGGTTCTCCGTACAGCGAATTGGAGAAGACGCAGACGATCGCAATGACCTGGTTTTGGAGTTCGCGAGATACGTCAACGAGCTTCAGCCGACTGTCTTCCTGATGGAAAACGTCCTGGGCCTGCTTGGAAAGCGGGGGGGCGCAACCGCCCACAGATTCGAACAGGCGCTCTATCCCCAATACCAAGTGCGATCGATTCGTGTTAACGCCGCCGATTACGGCGTTCCGCAACTCCGAAAGCGCGTTCTCTATTACGGATGGAGGCGCGACGTCCCAGTCCCGTTCGTTTTTCCGCGCCCAACTCATGACAGCGATTCTTATGTTACGGTGTGGAAGGCGATCGGCGACCTCCCGGAGCCACCGGAGGACTATTCTCCGCAACCGTCTGATCCGCTGCACAAAAGGCATCGACTTTCTCCCACCAATATTGAACGCCTCAAGCTCATCCCCCCTGGCAAGGGCTTTGAGAGTCTGCCCGTTGAGATGAGAGTTGACTGCCACAAGGACGGGCCCGACCGCATTGGTCACAGATACGTCTATGGCCGCCTTGATGCCAATCAGCCAGCCGGAACCATAACAGCCCGGTTTGACAGCTTCACGCGGGGGAAGTTCGCGCATCCTTTTTCACACAGGAACATCACGCTTCGCGAAGGCGCGCGTCTCCAGACGTTCCCCGACACATTTCGCTTCAGCGGCAGCCAAGAGGAGATGGCGGCGTTGATCGGGAATGCCGTTCCGCCGCGGCTCGCTCAAGTCATCGGCAAAGCGTTGTTCAGCTATCTCTCGTTCTTACGTTCCGAACCAGCCGGGGCTGACCAAGACGTTTGCACCACAGGCGTCGATCAGCTTCCGCTATTCTCGCGGCCGACAGCTTAATCATTATGTCAAGAGAACCGAGAACCGAGTGGGGTGGCTCTCTCCATACGACATTCCGATTGTTGCCTAAGCCGCTTGGGCACCTGCAACCTTTCTTGGAAAGCGATGGCCTGACGCAGGAGGACGTTCTGCAGAAGCTCCCCTATGACCGCAGTCGGTCGCGTGGCACAGCCGGCGCCGTCCCCGATGCGAAACGATATCGGGACTACCGGCAAATCTATGAGACCGCCGGCTTGGTGTACGAGGATGGCGGGGCACTTCACGTAACGGAACTCGGGCGGGCGACCCTGAGATGGCTTCCCCTGCTGTCCGAGAAGAATGTAACGTTGCTTGGTCGGCATGCTGCGTACGCGCTCGCGGCCTGTCAGTTGCGGAATCCGATAGGGGTCCAACCGTATGACGCCGCCGTGCGCGTGTTTCCGTTTTCTTACATCTGGCGCGCCATGTTCGCCCTGGATGGTCGAATAAGCTCAGACGAACTCAACCGGGCGATGTTCAAGGTCACCAATGAGGACCAACTGTACCAAGCTATCGAGGCAATTCGAGAATCGCGCCTCAAGAACGATCTTGATCTCATGGGTGAAGAAACCATAACCGGCGACAAGAAGAATGATCGCGTTATTCCTTGGATCTCTATTGCTTCTTTCGGCTGGACCCTCATCGCAGAAAAGCGGGCAGGCGAAGTAGAGGGCTATTACACGATCAGGCCGCGCACTAGAGGAATACTTCAGGAGGCCGCGGCTATCCGGCACCGGCACCGTGACTTCGGCACCGAGAAGCGCGCATATGTCGAGTTCATTGCAGAGGCGGCGTGTCTGCCGAAGGACGTCAGATGACTAACTACGGCAGTGCCACGGAAGCGAAGATCCAAGAGGTCGTTCAATCGTGCGAAAGATCGGGAACTCGATCCATCATCGCTCTGGCGGGGGTCCCAGGGACAGGGAAGTCGTTCATGGCGTCCATCGCAGCGCAACGTTTCGCCGGCGAGCCGCTTCTGGTCAGGGAAGTCCAGTTTCACCAAGCCTTCTCGTATGAAGAGTTTATAGAAGGCATGCGGATCGACAGCAGTGGAGCCGTGAATGTATTGCCAGGAATCTTTCTTGAGTGGAATGACCAAGCCCGCGAAGATCCCGACCATCGCTACGTTCTACTAATTGAGGAGCTCACACGCGCCAATTTGTCCGCGGTCCTGGGTGAGCTGATGACGTATATAGAGCATAGGGACCGGCCCTTCCTAACGGTGTATAGCCGGCGGCCGGTAGAGGTGGCAAAGAACCTCACAATCATAGCTACCTACAATCCTACTGACCGGTCTGCCATAGAAATCGACAGTGCGCTCTTGCGACGGCTCAGAGTGATCGACTTTCCGCCATCCATAGAGCAGCTAACTGAAATGTTGAAGCCTGCCGCGCTTCCAGCAAAGGTCGTCGTGCAACTCCAGCGAGTGTTCACAGCATGTAAGGAACAGTTCGCCGCCGACTATGACCATCTGATGCCGTTCGGGCACGGTATATTCGCCGATGTTACATCCGAAGTTCCAGACCTGCATCGCTTGTGGGTCGAGAGGATTCGTCACATCATCCGGCGACCGCTCATTGATCCTCACCCTTTCGCCGACCTGATCGAGCAGGAGTATCCATGGCATCAGTCCCCGGAATTCATTCTCAGCTGAGCCATTTCATCGTCTCGGTCCCTGAGCGGGGCACTGTTGATTTGTCTGCTTCGATCTGGTCAAAGATCCGATCGGAGGCCGGCCTATGGGCGCTCGTGGATCGGAATATTCTCGTCGTATCCCAGTTGTCCGGAGGTAGAGCGCGCCTTCAAGGATCCTGCTACGTGGGTCGCGTCAGGCTCGACCGATTCGTCCTCGACCTCTCAGAGAAGGTCCCCGGTGCAGTTGCCGCTCTGCTGCAATCCGCAACTTCCGATTCGTTCAGGATCGAACACATGCCTTCCTCAGCGTCGGATCTGGGCGATTTGATTTCTTTGCTCATTCGGCAATTTCTGAGGATTACACGGGCGTATGTCTCGGCGGGGCGAGAGTTCGAGTACCGAGCGGTGCCCAGCGCAAGTTCGATGGTTTCCGGCAGACTGAACACGACGCGAACTTTGAAGTTGAGAGCTCGGGGTCTTCGGCATCTGCTCGCGTTTGAGCGCTCCACGATCCGAAAGGACACCATAAAGAATAGGATGTTGGCTGCCGCGCTCCGGGAGATCGGAAAGCTGGCACGGCTTGTTTCGATACCAGGCGAGGATCTCGCAGTCGCACGCGGGCTATCTATGATGTTCTCGGACTGCCAGGACGCCGAGCTCCTTTTCGGCAGCAGGGAACGGCTGGTCAAGAATGCAGTCCAACTGGCTTCAGCGGCGCAGTCAGCGAAGGATCGCGATCTCCTATACCTTGCGTCGGTCGTGTTGGCGCACGAGAGCTTCGAGCATGGAGCCAAAGGTGTAGACACCGTACCGCGAGCGTGGTTCTTGAATTTAGAAAATCTGTTCCAGATCGCAGTTCAACGAAGGCTTCAGGAGCAGTACTCCGGACAAGTTAAACCCGCGACTCAGCTCGGCAAGAATGCCCCACTCTTTCCGGCGCAACCGAACTCCTACCGGGCAAATCCAGATTTGGTTTTTCTTCGGAGCGGAGTCGTCGACGCTATTGGAGACGTAAAGTACAAGACCTGGTCAACGACTCCCTCACCATCGGACCTTTATCAGCTGCTTGCGCATGCTTCCGCACTGGGCGCGCGCTGCGCTTTTTTGATTTTTCCTGGAAACCAGTATGAGGAACGCGATCTCGGCGCGTCCGCGACGGGTTGTCGGACTTGGCTATTCGCGGTCGATGTCCGAAATCTCTCGGAGCACCTTCCGCAACTGTTAGCGCGCCTCGAAGTTGGGACCGTAGCATGACGGGGTATCCCCGACCGAAGTATGCCTGGCAACCGCCCCGTTCGACGCACATCTCATTCGAAACGGCGCGCGTCGATAGAACATTCCTTCGTAGACTTGTTGCGGAAAACTGATAGAATATGATGCAGTATCGGTCGATGCCGCTCAGATTGGCTCTCCGATCACCGGGTCACTCCGAAAGAATCAGCGCGTAGGATAGAGGGCTTGGCGCTATGGCTAAGCACCGGAAATTTAACGCCGACCGCTTCCTGGACAAGTTCCAGGGCCAGGAAGTGTTGCTGCGAAATTACGCACAGCTCTGGAAGAACGGGCTGGACTTGGACATTCCTTCGCTCGATGTTGAAGGGTTAAAGGCTTTTCTGGCCGACGGCGAGGGCGTCGACAAGGATGCCTTCATGGAGGGTCTCTTCCGGGTATTCGATCTTTGTACCGAACACGGGCACGAAGCGCTCAAATCGGCGTGCCGGGATCTCAATTACGATCCAGATCCCAACGACAAGATGACGGTCGAGCACCTCGGGTTGGCTGTTCGTACCGCACGCGAAGATGTTTTCAATTTCGCCTACGACCGTTGCACGCTCCAGCAAGCAGAACGATTCTCGATTTACCAGGGAAAGAAGGGGCAGGCGATCACGGATCTTGCAGCGGCGACGGAGCACCTGCGTCAGAAACTTGCCGACCAGTTCAAGGGCGACAAGAATAGCGATCGCGTGCTCGTGAGGCCGTATCAGGAGGACGGATACGTCAACTTCATCGTCTACCACGAGAAACGGATGCAGGCGGTGCTCACGTTCAAGGGCTCGCAAAAGCACAGCCATGTCTCGCCGACAGTTCTGCGGCCAGCTCAGCAGGACTTCATTAGCTACAACACCAAAACCGGCCAGGCAGAGATTGAGGCCCGGTTTGAGGTTGAAGAGGCGGCGCTGAGGAAAAATTTCGCGGGGTGCTGCCTCGGAGACGAGAACTTGTTCGAACGGCCTGAAGCCGCGCGCCGCCTGGACCTCGCTGTGATCGGGGCGTCGGATTTCGCACCGGAGACCGATGCGGGCGACACGGCGGCGCTGGTAGAACTGTATTTCACCATCAAGCAGAAACACGGGCCGTCGTTCCTGGTGAAGTCAAAGGATGTCCTTGAAACTCTCCAGTTGAACAACCTGCGCCGGAAACTGTCGGGCGGGGCGATTAAGCGGGCCGTCTTCAAGTTCACGTTCCCTGACGACGGTCGCGGAAAACGGATCGAACTCAGCGGCACCAACAAGATTTCGTTCAAAAGGGTCAAGCACGCTGACGACGTGTTCCGATACCTGAGGAAATGGAAGATCCTCCGTGGCTGAGAGCCTCCTCCAAGCCGTCCTCGATCTGCTCGACCAAGTGGACTGCCCGGTCGTCTCGCACGCGTTCGCCAGCGCCTACGGACCGGAGGCGCTTGACGAGCTTGTTTCTGAGTCGATCTTGCACGAGACTGCGATCGCGAGCGAAATCCCTCGGCCGGAGCGGTTCGGTCCCGGCCCAGACTTGGTTGTCCGCGAAACAGCGCGTGGGCTTTTCGGTGTCGCCGGCGAGGATGACTATTTCGATCCCGTTCCTTTGACCGAATTGGACGTGCGCCAATACGAAGTGATGGCGGTCGGAGTGGCTGCGAAGGTTCGCAAGGAAAATGGAATCGCGGGAAGTGGATTCCGAGACGACAATGGCCTCATCTCACTTGGGCAGAAATCGGTGGATGAGGCGGGAATCGCTGATGTCTACTTTTCACTTCCGAATCACACCGAGGATGCTGTGATTGCACGTTGCAGGCGACTTGCAGGTCTCGATCCGCAACGAAGAATCGTACTGCTGACGCCGGCTGCTCTGTGTTTGTCCACCGAAGCTGCGCAAATTCTGGCATCAAGCAAGCTAACAACTCTTGCCCTTACGCCCTCTGCGGCGGAAGGGCGACTCGCATTAGACTGGCACGCCGCACTGGGTATAAAGAGACGCAGGCCGATCGTCATGCCCGACGCCGCAGGCCGCAGGCCCAGAGGCTTCCCCGCGAATGCGGACGAGCATTACAGGATTGCCGAAGTCATATCCGAGATCGGTTCGGATTGGTCCTCCCGGCTGGTCGAAGTGTGCCGGCGACTTCAGAACGCCGGTGCCGTATTCCCGGAATCCCTGCGAAGCCAGGAATGCGTGGATACCTGGGACGAGATCGCGGAAGACATCCTTGGCTCCGGGAACTCGTCTCGTCGGGAGCGCGTGGCGAAGTACATCAAATATCGAATTAACTGGGTGCGCCGAAACCAACCAGCCCAGAATAGTCTCGCGAAAGTCTCGCCGTAGCACTTGGCGTGCGCACCCGGAGAACCATTCCTCACGAATCAAGTTTTTTGTCCCGTCCTTCAGTCACTTACATCCCCCTCGGATTCTTGCCCTCCGAAACACTTTCGCCACACTTTGTAACGGCGAAATACTAAGACTTCGAGGCGTTGCCCAGGCGACGAGTTGGAGTCGCAAGGAACGACAATGACCACTTGACGCTCCATCCCGCCCGCAGAACCGGCAACCTCGCCGAATTTCGGGAGGTGATCGTGCCAAGCACTCACACAAAGTCGGCGCTCTCCGGCGCACGACGGCGGCTGCTTGAAACCATGCAGCGGCTCAACTTCGGCCGGATCGAGAACTTGGCGGTTCACGCAGGTGAACCCGCCTTCGATCCCGCGCCGAAAATTGTCCAAGACATCAAGATCGGCGGTGAGAACGGGCCGCGACCCGAATTGGCTCGCGATGATTTCGCTCTAAAGAGCCAGGTCGCCGAACTATTCGATCATTTGAACCGCGTCGGCGATGGTACGGTTGCGGTGATCGAAGTGAAGCACGGTCTCCCGTTCCGGCTCGTGATCGAGCAGTCGGCGTAGGGACGATAGTTTTAGCACCAGGCAAAGACTGGCCGCAAAGCGGAGGTCTTGTGGGTGACGCCAGAGACGGCGAGCCTCCACGATCTCCGCTGTTTCGTTGCCGGGCGCCACCTTCAGGGTTCTCCTCCTCGGCCAAGGAGGAAGAATGAAGAGAGTTGCCTTCGGGCGCACGCATGAGAGTTCACAAGAATTATTGCAGCGATTCGAGGATGCCTATCCCCTGATTCGCCGCGCGGCTGGTGTGAGATCGGCTGCCGCAGTGAAACTGGCGGCTGTAACGCCAGACCGTGAGGACCTGGAGCAGGAGGCGTTTGCGGCAGTCTGGCAGGCGCTGCAGCACTACGACCCGTCGCGGGCATCGTTGCGAACGTTCGTTGAGAGGGTTGTCGCGAATCGTATCGCCTCGCTCATGCGGGCACCACACTGGAAATTCAAGATTGAGCGCCTGGAGGCGCACCATCTGGTGGGCCTCGATGGAATTCCCGCCGCGGAATTTCGGATGGACTTCGAAACAATCGCGGCGTCCCTGCCTGAAGCGGATCGTCGCCTTGCCGCATTTCTCACCGATCATTCGCCGACCGAAGCGAGCCGAGACCTTCGCATGCCGAGGTCTACGGTCTATGAACGAATACGCCGAATTCGGACGGCGTTCGAGGGTGCTGGGTTCAAGCCGGCTGCGGGTCGCGGCCGATGAAGGACGCGCCGCGGTTCCCGGACGAACTGACTGCCAGGAATCAGTGGTGTGTCTGGCGAGTCGAACCGGACAGAAATGGTCGCCTGACAAAGGTGCCGTACAGGCCCGACGGACGAAAGGCCGCCAGCAACGATCCGAGAACCTGGACTGCATTTTCGGTCGTTTGCGCCGCGGTGGATCAGCAGCCCGAACGTTGCGGCGGCGTCGGCTACTTCTTCGCAGCTGACGATCCCTTCTGCGGTGTGGACCTGGACGTAAGTGTGGACGCCGACGGCAATCCGCAACCATGGGCCCGAGACATCATCGATCGCTTCGAGGACACTTACCGCGCAGTTTCGGTTTCCGGCAATGGCTTACACATCCTCTGTCGCGCCGTCTTACCTGGGAAAGGCCGGAATTTCAACGTCCCCGGTGGCCCGACCGATCCCTTCGGCAAACGCGCGCAGATCGGGCTCTTTGATCGACTCCGATTCTTTGCGCTGACAGGCCGAACCTACCAACAGTCGCCGTTACTACTCAAAGAGCATCAAGAGACAATCGACTGGCTGCTCGGTTTGATGCGGCGCGAGAGCTGGATGAAAGCCTCGAAGCCACCGGTGTCCGGTGGCGAGGCGCCGACCGACTCTGAGATCATCGAGCACGCCCGCCGGGCAAAAAATGGCGCGAAGTTCGCATCACTCTGGGCCGGTAATTGGGAAGGCATCTACTCATCTCAATCGGAGGCCGACTTGGCGCTGTGCTGCATGCTGGCCTTCTGGTCTGGTCCCGACTCATCTCGGATCGATGCCCTTTTCCGCCAGAGCGGCCTCGCCCGCGACAAATGGTTGGAGCGCGAAGACTACCGAGAGCGCACGATCCAGGCTGCCATTGAGCAAACAAAGGAATTCTACAAGCCGACCAAGGGAAAATCGTCACCGGCTGGCACAAATTTTCCGCATGACCATCCAGATGCGGACACACTACCCGGAATCTGGGTGGGAGCCAGGCAACTTCCAGCGATTACAGCTGAAGCTCTTGCCGCACTCCAGCAGGGTAATGCTCCACCAGAACTCTTTGTCCGCAGTGGGCGCATGGTGGCCGTGATCCGCGATGAACGCGACCGCCACGTAATCGCGGACGTCTCAGAGGCCGCCCTCCGCGGCCGCATGGCCCGAAGCGGCTTTTACTACAAGCTGAGCAAGGACGGGGATCGCATCGAATGCGCGCCGCCGCTGGATGTCGTTCGAGATATCCTCGCGCTTCCGCCGGCTGAATGGAAGTTCCCACCGATCGAAGCACTGATCGAGACCCCGTTTCTACGCCTTGATGGGACAATCTGCACGCGCCCTGGATATGACGAGTCCACGTACCTTTTTTATGCGCCTGCGCTTGGCCTCCGCCTCCCGGAGATCCCCGAAACACCCATGGTCGATGATGTCGATGTGATGCTGGATCTCATCGATTCAGCTATCAGTGACTTCCCATTCGCGGACGCCGCAAGTAAAGCGAATGCCATCGCCTCTATGCTCACTCCATTGGTACGTCCAGCTATCGACAGCCCTACGCCGCTCGCTCTCTACGACGCGCCTCAGGCAGGCACCGGGAAGACGCTGTTGGCTGAGGTTGTCGCCATTATCGCCACTGGCCGGGCGGCCGAGACGTTTTCAGCGCCGACTGACCCCGAAGAGTGGCGCAAGAAGATCACCACTGCGCTGGCTTCGGGCACCGGAGTAGTAGTTATCGACAACGTCAATTACAGGCTCGATTCCGACGCGTTGTGTAGCGCGATCACCGCAACCACAATCTCGGACCGGATCTTCCGTACGTTCGAGCGGATCGTCCTCCCCGTGAAGTGCGCGTGGATCGCCACCGGGAACAACGTGCAGCTCGGCGGTGACCTGCCGCGGCGCTGTTACTGGATACGCTTGGATGCGAAACAATCGAAGCCATTCCATCGAACGGGCTTCAAGCATGAGAATCTCCGGGCCTGGGTAACAGAGCATCGTGGCGACTTGATCGTCGCCCTCCTGATCTTGGCGCGGTACTGGTTTCATCAGGGGCGGCCCAAGCCGAAGAGGGTACGGCCGCTGGGCAGTTTCGAATCCTGGTGCAACGTGGTCGGCGGCATCCTCGAACTGGCCGGCGTCGAGGGTTTCCTCGGCAATGCGGAGACGATGTTCGAGCAGTCAGATTCGGACGCCGCGCAGTGGGAGGCCTTTCTCCTAACGCTTGCGGACATTTTCGGCGGCGAGCCGTTTCGCGTTACGGAAATTGTCGAGAGGATGGAGGCGAGGGCTCTAGCGATACCGAACGCGGGCGAGTCCAAGCGTTTGCGCGAGGCCCTGCCGGACTTTCTTGCAGACGCGGCGGACCGGACTGGGGGGTTCTTCCAGCGTCGCCTCGGAAAGTGCTTCGCTGAGCGACTCGGCCGGCGTTTCGGCGAAAGCCAAGTATTCGTTGAGCGGGCGGATGAAGACCGCAAATCCAAAGTACAGAGGTGGAGAGTGGTCAGACCTTGACCTGTGTCACCGACGCCCTGCGCTGAGAAAGTTCCGCGCGGGTCGCCTCGAAAAGACTGTCCGCCCAAACTTTAAGCTCTTGTCGAATGGGCGACAGGTCGGCATAATCGGTTACGCCGAGAGCCTCGGCCGCCGTGCGGAGGTTGCCCGTGGAACCTGGTTTCATTCCAATGCTTGTTACGACTTCAATGGTGCGCCTCTCGTTCTTGCGCAGCAAATGAGATTGCACGTTCCAGATCGTGATCAGGCGCCCGCTCTTGGGTTCTTCTGTTGTGGGCCAGTCTTCCTGGTGTTTCCAGTAGTTTGCAACGGCGTTGATGACTTCGACCACCGATTGCGCAGAGCCTGCAGGAAGCGCACGGCCCCTCGCGAGAACTTCGTACGCTTTCGGCAGAGTTGCAAAGCTGAGTCCTGCTCCGAACTCATCCTTCACGATGGCCGAAGCCCATGCCAACCGGCCTCGGAAACGGGTGATAAACGTTTGCGCCGCCACGAATGCCAGGCCGAGCAGTTCTTCGATGTGATCGCATTCATCATCAACAATCGCGTCGAGATATTCATGATTGCCGCTGGCCTTCGCCCTGTCGATGCGCCTGGAAGAGGCGCCGATCTGCCGTTCGATTGCCGCGTGGAGCCGTTCTATTGCGTCGGTTTCAACGGTGAGATGGACCAGCCTCAGCAGGGCGTCAAACCGATAGGACTGCGAGTGAGGCATGTTCCTTCTCATCAATCGCTTCTGCATAAGTGTACTTCAAAGCGACAAGAATCGACGCCGTTCTGAGGCCGCCGCACCGATCGCGATAGCGGGCGGGCGGGGTTACTGACCCCGCCGGCAAAGCCTAACCCCGCCTCTAACCCCGCCGCCTCAACTATCCACAGCGGAACAGTTTACGCTTGTCTGGCGGGGTTAGCGGGGTTAGAACCACATCGTTCGCGCGCGCGCGCATACATACGTACGGGTACGCGCGAGCGCTGTGGCGTCAAAGCCAAACTAACCCCGCCAACCCCGCTAACCCCGCCAGCCATCGCCGCGCCCGGACAGATTCGGAATGAGGCGCGTATATAGTGAACGAGACCGAGCGACGGGACGCTCGCAAAACTCTTTCCCTTCCGTGCCGCGCCTGAAGTGTGCCCAGATGAAACCCGCCGAACAAATCCCCTACTACGCTCCCGATGGAACCTCGCTGGGCTTTCGTTCGATCGAGGCTGCGAAACGGCTCATCGCCGGCGGCTTCGTAAAGCCGTCCTATGGTCGAAAGGGACATCTCAAGGCGATTTGGCTGCGTAAGGAGGACGGCAGCAATCCGGTGGAAACGCGCGCACCAGGCGGCACGCGATACAGCTTTCTGGAAAACCTGGAATATGGCCGGTGCTGGAAACTGCGCCGCCTCGACCACAAGGACGAGGATGGTGTCGCTTTCTCCACGCGCGGTCTATTCGTGCAGGTGCTGGTGGATTGTTTGATCGCATGAAGCATCCGCAGCGCAAGGTGGGCGGGCGGTATGTGGCTTGGCTTCGCGGCGCGTTCGTTCGCCGTGGCGATCGGCAGCCGCCCGTTAAAGCCATAGGTACTTCCCGGCGCGCGGCGGCGGCGCGTTGAAGAGTAGCGCAAGTTCGCTAGCGTCAGCCGAAAAAAGAGGTGGTCGGTGGTCACCTGGTCGGCGCGCCCGTGGGCGGCCGCCCGCCAGCCTGGTAGGACAGGCCAACCCGCCGCCACCCGGCGCAACGTGGGCCAACTGTGCGCGAAGGGGCGGCCAATGACGCCCAAGGCGAAGTAGTTCAACCGTGACTCCCGTGCTCCAAGAACCGGTCTCCATCACGCCCGCGCTCGCCCGGCGCATCGAGATCTGGCCCGTTGACCGCCTGGTGCCATACGCTCGGAATGCGCGCACCCACTCGGACGCCCAGATTGCGCAGATCGCGGCCTCTATCGCGGAGTTCGGCTTCAACGCGCCAATCCTGGTGGACAGCAACGCCGGGATCGTCGCCGGCCATGGTCGTCTGCTGGCGGCGCGGAAGTTGGGTCTGCCGGAAGTGCCGGTCGTCGTGCTGGACCACCTAACCGAGACTCAGCGGCGCGCGTACATCATCGCCGACAACAAGCTCTCGGAGAACGCTGGGTGGGACGAGAAGATCCTGGCCGCGGAACTCACGGATCTGGAGCACGAGGGCCTGGACCTCCGGCTCGTTGGATTCTCCGACGAGGAGTTGGAAGCGCTGCTGGCGAATGACTGCGACGGTTCTGAACCGGAAGACGAAGAACCGATTCCGGAACCGCCCAGCCAACCGATCACCCAGCCTGGTGACGTGTGGTTGATCGGAAGACATCGATTGGTTTGCGGCGACTGCCGTGATCTCGATGTGATCGAGAAACTGCTCGATGGGAAGCGCGCGAACGTGGTGGTTACTTCGCCGCCCTACGCCACGCAGCGCGAGTACGATTCGACGAGCGGCTTCAAGCCAATACCTCCGGAAGAATACTGCGATTGGTTTCGCGATGTCGCTGCCAACATCCAGGCGATTCTGGCGCCCGACGGCTCGTACTTCCTGAACATCAAAGCCCACGCGGACGAAGGCGAGCGCAATCTCTACGTGATGGATCTCGTGTTGGCGCACAAGCGGCAGTGGGGCTGGCGCTTCGTCGATGAGTTTTGCTGGCGCAAGACCGACAACGGTGTGCCAGGCGGCTGGGGCAATCGATTTAAGAACGCGTGGGAGCCGGTCTTCCACTTCTGTCGCCAGCCTGAAATCAAATTCCGCCCAAAGACGGTCGGTCACGTCTCCGAGGATTGCTTTGATTACTCGCCCAACAATCCGAAATCGACTTCCGGGAGCGGACTGTTGGGCACCGGAGCGCGCGGGAGTGCGGCCGCGAAGCCGGGCGCGGCGGATGAAGATGGTCGTTTCCGTGGTGTCGCGCGGCCGAGCAACGTCATCGAGGCGCGGACGGAATCCAACCAGGGATCGCACTCCGCTCCCTTTCCACGTGGGCTGGCAGAGTTCTTCGTCAAAGCGTTTACGGATGCGGGCGACCTGGTATTCGATCCGTTCCTGGGAAGCGGAACGACGATCGCCGCGGCGGACGTGCTGGGTCGGATCGGATTGGGTTGCGAAATCAGTCCGTCCTATTGCGACGTGATCCTGCGGCGCATTTCAAATCTGACCGGCGAGATTCCGATTCTGCTCGGGACCGGTCAAGCAATCAACGAAGTCGCCGCCGCGCGCGATGTCCCGCTGGAGCAGGTCGACAATCCCCGTGCGCGGGACGCCCGGCGCATTCAGCACAACGGACCGGCACCGTTTTACGGGAGCCGCCGGAAGGTTTCCTGAGCTAATGAAGACCGAACTCCAGGTCCAGCAGTGGGCAGTTGAGAAACTGATCCCCTACGCGCGCAACGCCCGCACCCACTCCGACGAGCAGGTGGCGCAGGTTGCGGCGAGCATCGTCGAGTTCGGCTGGACGAATCCGATTCTGGTCGGTGCAGATGGTGTGATCATCGCCGGCCACGCGCGGTTGGCGGCTGCCAGGAAGCTGAAGCTGACCGAGGTTCCGGTCATCGTCCTTGACCATCTGACTCCGACACAGCGCCGGGCGTTGGTGCTCGCGGACAACCGACTGGCGCTGAACGCCGGGTGGGATGAGGAAATGCTGCGCGTGGAGTTGGAATCGCTCGAGGAGGACGGCTTCGACCTCGACTTGGTCGGTTTCACGGACGAGGAGGTTGAAGAACTCCTGCGCGATCCAGAGGAGTCCAATGTTGGACTGACCGACGACGATGCGATTCCCGAAGAGGAGGAGCACGCGGTTACCGTGCGCGGAGACGTCTGGCTGATGGGCGAGCACCGGCTGCTGTGCGGCGATGCGACCAGCATGGATGCGGTCCAGGCCGTTCTCTCTGGCGGCTTGGCCGACATGGTTTTCACGGACCCGCCGTACAACGTCGATTACGAGGGCAAGACGGCGAAGAAGCTCAAGATCGGCAACGATACGCTTGGCGGCAAGTTCTATGAGTTCCTGCGCGATGCGTGCGCGAACGTGCTGGCGGTAACGAAGGGCGCCATCTACGTCTGCATGTCGTCATCGGAACTGCACACGCTCCACCAGGCGTTCACAGATGCCGGCGGCTACTGGTCCACGTTCGTGATCTGGGCGAAGCACCACTTCACGTTGGGCCGCTCGGATTACCAGCGGCAGTACGAGCCGATCCTCTATGGCTGGCGCAAAGGCACGGATCACTTCTGGTGCGGCGCGCGGGACCAGGGCGATATCTGGTTCATCAAGAGGCCAGCATCAAGCCAAGCCCATCCGACCATGAAGCC